CAGTCAGAAGTTGACCCGATTGATCTTGCAACCATCATCAGCCAAGATGCTGATTTGCTTGAAGAAACAAGAACTGGAACGCCGGTGCTTTATCACTTTACGGGTCGAAACACAAGTGGGATTGCCCAGCTTGATCTTTACCCAAGGCTTGCTACGGCTGGAACTGAAACCTTGCGAGTGGTGGAGAAACTGAAATGCCTAACCCGCACCAACATTGTGGTTGATTTTCCTCCAGCTACTAACGCCTTGGATGACGAGCTTCGCCTTCCACATGTTCACCATGTTGTGCTTGCACTTACCCATGCTGATGCGCTAGAGCGCGAGAGGCAGTATGCCAAGGCGCAATCAGTTGTGCAGGCCGCCAATGCAGACCTTGCGGCGATGGCCAGCTACGAACTCAGCCAGGTTGGAGGGGTAAAACAGATCACTCCGGTCAGCCTTGGCGATTTGATGACCGAAGAAATTACGGCTGCTTAACATAAAAGGAGTCTAGGTGCCTTACTACTCCGACAATTTGGACGACCTGCTTTCTTTTGACGGCATCCGCAGTTTTGCTGGCGGCCAAGCTAGCGGTTTGCAATCTGATTTATTGGCGGAAAACCAAGTTCGTGAATTGTCGAACATGACGCTATCACCAAAGGGAAGTCTGGAGACAAGGCGCGGTGTAAGCAGTTTTTGCACTACAGCAACCAGTGCGGAAGGCTCGATTGGTGGAATGAGGTATTATGACACGGCTGCAACTGAACGGCTTGTAACCGTAACTCAAGGTCGAGTTTATACGATTGATTCAACTGGATCTGCTGACATTCATCCGGCAGACGAAACATGGTCACAGGTTAATAGAACATGGGGATCTGAGGCTCAAAAATGGGCTGATGGATTTTCAACCGCAATAGATGCCCAAGTCAAGATGGCGCAGTTTAACGACAAGATGTACATGGCCGATGGCGATGGTGATCTCTATTATTTTGATGGAAGTATTGTTACAAGACAAGCTGGAAAGGTTAGGGCAATCACGGTTACAACGGCTGGGTCTGGATACACCAGCGCAACGGCTATTGTCACAGGACCGCAGTGGGGCGGCACATATCCTCAGTTAATCACCACCGTTGCAGGCGGTGCAGTAACCGGAGTAACCGTTGTCGATGGAGGATCTGGGTATAGCTCAGCGCCAACCGTAACAATCATTGGAGATGGCTCTGGGGCAACCGCCACGGCAACCGTAAGCCCACCTCCAAGCAATCTTAGGCTTTTAATCAATACTGGGAATCGGTTGTTTGGAGTTGGATCTGGAGCGCAAAGAAACACGCTTTACGCATCAGACATCCTAGATGCTTCGGTGTGGGACTCAGCCAATAGCTCGGTCATCAATGGTGATGACGGCGATGAGATTGTGGCTATTGTTGCCTACTACCAGAACCGAATCATCGTCTTCAAGAAACGGCGCATATTCCAGGTGACAATTCCGCCCGATATGACCACGGCTGCGGATTGGACGATTGAGCTTATTTCAAACAACATTGGATGCGTGGCCGAGGCTACGGCTGTGCAGGTCAACTCCGACATCTTCTTCCTATCCGATGATGGCATTAGGTCGTTGATCCGGTCTGCCGCTGACGACTTCACCTCGGTTGGATTGCCTATTTCAGAGGTTGTTAAGGATGTCATTCAATCCATCAACACAGCCAAGATTGGTGTATGCACCGCCCATTTCTACGACAACAGGTATCTGCTTGCCTTCCCCAGCGAGGCTAATGACGTTAATGACACCATCCTTGTTTACAATGCCGTGCTACAGGCTTTTGAGGGAACCTGGACTCCGAATGTCATGCAGTTCGCACTGACCAATTTCCAAGATGAAGGCGTAAGGTTGATGCTAAAAACAACCACTGGTCAGATCAACAAGTACAGCGGGTACAAAACACCGGCACAGGTAACAACCGCAGACTACCAGGATGCAGGCGTAAATTACGAGTCCTACGTCCGCACCAAAGACTTTAACTTTGGCGATCCTTTCTCGGCCAAGTATGGCAGTCACTTTGAGGTTATCTTTGATGATTCCTATTCAACCGATGCGTCCGTTTCAATCCAGCGCGATATTGATGTTGGGGATATTGATGTACAGCCAAACCTAAACATATCCAGCGCGGCTTTGACCTTGCCATTTACACTTCCATCCGTCCTTCCCACATCAGTAAAGAAAAGGCTTGCCAGCGATCTTCGGACATACGAGAAGTGGAGGTTGCTTAATATCAAGATTACCAGCGCGGCCAATAAGATGGCAGTGCGCCAGATCACGGCTGCGGCAAATCCTGACACCATTGAGGTGCAAAAGAGCCTATGACCGCAGTTGAGTACATAGAACTTTCCGGAGTTCCAGAGTCCAAATGGCCTACTTTTAGGGAATGGTTTGCTTGGCATGAGAAGCTGGATTTGGTTGGCGTTGCCAAGGATGGCGATAAGATAGCAGGAGTAGCCATTGCTAGGTGCGTAAATAATGGGCAAGATACTAAAGCTTATGAACATGCCGAAGATGGTGATAATGTTTTCGTTGACTTGACCATCACGAATACTGATGGTATAAGTAACGCTTTGAGCCGTAAGGCTCTTAAATGCCTGCTGTCGATCCTTTGGGATCGTTTTGGTCCGCGCAGGAGGATCACATTCAAACGCTCTGGCGTATACAAGGAGTACGATTACTTGAAATTTATGCGAAAGGCTATGGCTTAATATGGGCGGTGGACCTTCCATTCCAGCACCTCCACCTCCACCCGATCCAAATGCGGTGGCGCAGGCTAATGCTGCTGCGTATAGGACGAATGTTAATACTTATATCGAAAAGGCACCAGAGATGGCTGCCTTGGAGAACAAGCTTCGCATCCAATACATGCCCCAACAGCGTTCCTTGGAACGTCAGCTTTCGGCTCTCGACCAACAGGCGGCTGCCCTATCCAGCCTACAGATGGAACGTCAATACGGACCGCAACGCACTTTAGAGGGATTACGCCGATCCTACGAACAAAGCCCCCAGGCGTATGCTTTGAATCGTGGGTTAGGCCAGCAGATGACCCAGCAGTTTGCGCGTCTTTACGGAACCTCGCCTTATGGTGCGGTTGAACCCAATGTTGCATTTGCGCCTCGTTCCATGCCTCCACAGGATATTTACGGAACAATTGGAACCAACATAAGCAATCCAGAATTAAAGGCTTAATATGGCAGAGATGACAGCAAAAGAACTTGATGCCAACATTAGGTCTGCATCAAATTTTAACGATTCAGATCCAGCCACTCAAAGTAGGCTTTTGTATTACGCCGGACTTGGGCCAAGACCATCTAACAGTGTCTTAAATTTTCCAGGCAAAAGAGAGATGGTATCTGGAATGATACAAGATAGAATTAGATCGCTCGGATTAAACCCCAACGATTACCAAGGCGAAGTGGATGGTGAACCTAGATGGGATTACAATAAAGCATTGGATGACGCAAGATCAAAGGTTACAGACTTAAAAATTAACGAACAAATTTCTGGCAAATTAGATCCTCTTGTATCAAAAGAAAATACCTATAATTCCTTGGCATCTCAAATACAAGCATTAACTGGCGGAGGTGTAATGCAAAATCAAACACCTGCCTTGCAATCAAACCAAGCGTTAAACCAGCTTTCCGCTGATAGCAATTACGGATCTTCCGATCTTGCCAATAAGCTTAATTATCAAGTATCAGACGCTCAAATCTTAAATGATTATAATACCAGCAAACTTGGAAAACTTAACTCGGTTGTTGATCGTGGGAATGCCCAGATTGCTGGGATTCAAGAGCGTCTTAATTCAGCGCAGACCTTGCTTGACCAGCTTCCTTCCGGTGATGCTCGCCGTGAATCCAGCCAGGTTTATGTCAATCAATTAAAATCCGACTTAACCAGCGTACAAAGCGCAGTTACGGATGCGACAAAACAGATCAAGGATTTTAAGCCCATTACCGCAGGATCACCAGAAGCCGCCAGCCAGATCACCTCTTTCCGCGAATATTTACAGCTACCCGAAGAGCGTGCTACCCAGCAGTTGCGCCAGATTGATCCAGAGTCCTACAAGACTGCGGTTGGCCTTGGTCGTCAATATCGCCAGATGGCAACCCAGCCTCTTGGCGCAACCACCACCCAGCAAACAGAAGATCTTCGCAACACCATTGAACAGGAAGCATTGAATCAGCTTCGCCTTGGCTCGACCTTGGGAGCCGAGGAAAGGCGTGGTTACGAACAGGCCATCCGTGGCGCACAAACTGCCCGTGGCAACATATTCGGTCTTGGACCGGCAGTGCAGGAAGCAGCACAGATTGGTGCCGCCGGTGAACAACGCAAGCTTGCGCGTTACGGGGCGGCGCAACAATTCCTTGGGTCTGGCGAAACAACCGGAGCGCAGGCCGCAAGGGATCTTGCCTTGCGCGATACCCTGCAACAGGCACGTCTTGGTGCTGCTGCCAACTTTATCGGTGGCGGACCTTCGCTCTACAACCTCGGCCAAGCACGCACTGGCGCACAGCAGTCGGCGTTCCAGAACTACATCCAAGCCAACCAAGCGTTGCCTGGTCAGTTTGGGCAGGCTCCGAGTACGGCACAGCCGTTCTATCAGGCGGTGGATCAGAGCATACCAGTTAGCCTTACCAATACGTTTGCAAATCTTTATGGATCTCAAGCTAATTATCTTGCCAGCACATACGGAGCGCAGGTTGGTGCGATTTCTAGGCAGCCGACAGGCGCGCAGCAATTTGCTGATATTGCTGGAGGTGTTGGAGGATTGCTTGGTAAAGTTGCTCCATTTGGTGTTATTTGTTGGGTTGCTAGAGAAGTTTATGGTAATGATAATCCAAAATGGTTGCAGTTTAGGGAGTGGATGCTGACCAAGGCATCGGACAATTTAAGAAACTTCTATATTAAGCATGGAGAGAAGATTGCAGAATCTATTCGCAATAAGCCCAAAATTAAAGCGATTATCAGAAAATGGATGGATGGTAAAATTATTGAACTTAACGGAGCAATCTAATGGCTGACGGAAGACCATTATTCCCACTTCCTTGGCAGTCCGCTCAATACGCTCAAGAGGACAGAAT